TCTTTAGAGATAAGTCTATAGGCTTTCCTAAATTCAAAATTAAGAAGAATAGACAATCATATACAACTAATAATCAAAATGGGACTATATATATTAAAGATGGATATATTAAACTTCCTAAATTAAAATCAATGGTAAAAATTAAGCAACATAGACGGTTTCATGGGAAGATAAAATCTTGTACCATTTCTAAAACACCTACTAATAAGTATTATATATCTATCCTTACAGATGAAGATATAAAACAGTTGCCTAGAAACAATAGCAAAGTGGGGATAGACCTAGGTATTAAAGATTTTGCTATTACATCAGATGGAGAGATATTTGAAAATCCTAAATGGCTAAGAAAATCAGAAAAAAGATTGCAAAAATTGCAGAGAGATTTATCAAGAAAGAAAAAAGGTAGTAAAAATAGAAATAAAGCTAGACTAAAAGTTGCTAAGTTGCATGAAAAAATAACCAATCAAAGAAAAGATTTTTTACATAAAGTATCTTCTAAAATTATAAACGAAAACCAAGTAATAGTTTTAGAGGATTTGAAAGTCAATAATATGCTTAAAAATCATAAGTTAGCAAAGGCAATAAGTGAAGTGTCATGGTCTGAATTCAGGATGCAATTAGAATATAAAGCAGAATGGTATGGTAGAGAGATAATAATAGCACCATCTAATTACGCAAGTAGTCAATTATGTTCTAGTTGTGGTTATAAGAATCCAGAGGTGAAAAATCTAGCACTTAGGGAATGGATTTGCCCTGAATGTAATACTAAGCATGATAGAGACATAAATGCAAGCAAGAATTTACTGAAATTAGCTATATAATTTTGGTACTATCGGGGTAGGAACTACCCTTAGAGCTTGGGTAAACTTGGTAGGTTGCTACTATTGACCAAGAAGCTTCCACTTCAACGAACGAATGTGAGTAAGTGGTGAGCAGTTCACGGACTTATGCGACTAATGAAGGGTTGAAGGATGGCTGTCGTGCAATGCGTGAAGCAATTATAAAGTATGCAGGTGAGAAGGGTTTGAAGGAGTTAATCCATGCTATCCCGGCGATACCTGAGGACGACCTGTTTGTAGATGGTGTTGTACAAAGAGCTTCCGTCATTGATTCAGGGCTTTCTTGTAGGGAGAGCTGTCTAGAGCATTTCTGCGTAGGCAGTTCTTGTCCGCTTTACGCTGTTGTGGATGAGTGAAGTGAGCCAGTCAGGGTATATTTATAAAATCTAAGGAAGTGAGGTATCGAAGATGGTTAAGTACGTAAGACAGTGTGTCGTAGATTACTTGCATAAGCTGCCAATGCTTTTATCCGATAAGACCTACGGGGACAAGCAGAGAACAGGCAGACATAGTACGCTGGCTACTCTGCAGAAATTTGCAAGAGAAACCTTCGTAGCAAGGTACAGAATTCCTTACGAACAAGTACCTGCCGATTTGAAGCACGTAATTCAGAAGACTGTGGAGGACGCCTACTACGGCATGAAAGAAGCAAGGCAATATGAATAGCTGAAAGGAATAACCTTGTCGGTTACGGCAGGGTTATTTTGTGCCTTTATAAAGCATGGAGTAAGGGAGGGAGAACTAATGCGTAAGGAACGTAGAGAGTTAGTGAGCAATAGGAGAGCTTACCACGATTATTTTGTTGGGGATAGACTGGAGTGCGGGATTGAACTTAAAGGCACAGAAGTGAAATCTATCCGTCAAGGAAAGGCTTCATTGAAGGAGGCTTGGGTGGGCGTAGTCCGTGGGGAGCTTATCATACAGAATATGCACATCAGCCCGTATGAGCGTGGTAGTTACTTTAATGGTGACCCGACCCGTGACCGTAGACTGTTGGCACATAAGCGTGAAATAATTAAGCTTCAGGCAGCAGTGAAGCAGGACGGTATGACGCTGATACCGTTAAGCCTTTATCAGGCAGATAATGGGCTAATCAAAGTAGAGCTAGGTGTATGTAGGGGCAAGAAGAACTACGACAAGCGCCAGACCTTAAAATCCAAGGACGCTAAGAGAGAAATGGAGCGTAGCCACAAGAACTAAGTTTTATCCGTAGATAGGAGGTGAGTCATAATAGGCGATAAACTAAAGAGTAGACAAGGTATTATTTATAAAGCAACCAATGTTCATAACGGTAAATGTTATGTTGGTAAGTCTACAAAGAGTTTGCAAAGACGGCGAACCGAACACGTTTCTAAAAACAATCAAGTGAATACCGTATTTAAGAAAGCCATAGAGAAATATGGTAAAGAGAGCTTTACTTGGGAAGTGCTAGAAACTTGTTCAATAGAGCTGTTAGACGAGCGAGAAAAGTATTATATCGAGCAATGCGAATCTTTGATAACACAGCACGGTTATAATATGACTTTGGGTGGCGACGGAGCACCTTACGGGGAGTTGAACCCGTCTAAGAGATTAGAAGTTAGAGAGAAGTTGCGACGGGCTAATACTGGATTTAAGCACACTCCAGAAACCCTTAGAATTATGGGTGAAAAGTCAAGAGCATACTACTCTAAGGGTATGCCTAAGGAGCAAAGAGAGAAGATAGGGCGTGCACTCATAGGACGAAAAGGACACACAAAGATGAAGCAGCAGTACAGGTTTGTATCGCCTGACGGAAAGTTATTTGAGGTTATGGGTGTACGGGAGTTTGCACGAGAGCATAATCTGGACCACAGTGCTTTGGTTAAGTTGAGTAAAGGCAAGTTGAAAACTCATAAAGGATGGAGGTTAGGATAGTATGGTTAAGTGTGTAGTCGTAAATAAATACAAAGAACCTTATGACGTCTATATTGGCAGGGGGTCCCCTTGGGGCAACCCATTTCCAATGAAAGACCGTACACAGGCAGAGCGTGATAGGGTCTGCGACCTTTATGAGGAATGGTTCTGGACGACCGACCTTCCGAACCACCTGCACGAATTACGTGGCAAGCGATTAGGGTGTTTCTGTAAGCCTAAGCGTTGCCACGGCGACTTTTTAGCCAGATTAGTAAATGAAATGGATGGTGAGGCGAAGTGAAAATATACGCCGTTGAATATGATTTTAACCTCATTACCGTCCAAGGACATAAGAAGGACCCGGAGCATAGAGTTGAGACCTTTACCGACCCACACGAATTTATTCAGAGGGTTAAGCACTTGACTGAAACGACATCGCCGATGCATGAAGCACTTGGGGAGAAAGTGAATACCAACATCAAGACTTATGGCGGTACGCTGAAAGAAATCCCCTTGGAGAGAGTACTTGACCCTTTCAATATAGGGTGATAGCATGAGCGTCAATGATATGTATGGCTTTCCGCTTGGGCGTAACCCATACGGGAGGTCAGTTAATTTAGATACTTGGTGCAGGCCAAATAATAATAATATGCTGGTAGTGGGGGCTGTTGGTTCAGGCAAGACGGTAGCCATGAGGCATATTCTTTTACAGCAGCTTTATCGGGGCGCAGCAATTATACTTATTGATTTGAACGGCGATTACAAGAACTTCTGCAAGACGTTAGGTGGTTGTTGGATAGACGCAGATTCTGATTACGTGACCTGTCCTCCTGAGGTTTTATCCGCACAGTTATTGGACTTTGACTTATCCGACCTTAATAGAGCTACGGATGAATTCAGGTTTTCGCATTACAGCAAGGTCTTGTCGTGGGCTTGGCAGCGGATGTCGGCTAACTCCGATGAGCGTGTACTTATTGTCATAGACGACTTTTATTCGTTTGTCTTAGGTTCATCAAGGCGTCATAGCAGGCGGTCAACTGAATATCATTATGAGTTGCTAAGGCAGTTTGCAGAGGTTTACCGTGGTGTGAAGTATTACAATGGCGGGGTTTACATCGTAACCAGCGTCATGGACGATTTTATTAGCGAAATCGCACGAGAAACCAGCCACATTATGCTTATGTCAGTGGCGAGCAGGCAGGTCAATTTTACTCCGATACTTGATATGTACGGCATACCTTTGGCTGACAGGGAGTTCTTGTCGCAGGGTGTGAAGTGGACATCACTGCTCATAGCTGGCAGGGATACGGAGCTTGTAAGTATAGAAATTCCAGAGGACGACGTTGCTGTAATAAAGCCGAAGAAGTGGAGGTTCTTTTAGACGCAGGGTGACCTGCGTCTTTTTC